CTTTAATGTAGTAGAGTATGTAAATTATTAGATATTGTAGTCACTGGTACGGCCGGGCGAATGATCCCACAGTCGTAGTTTGATATGTCGCGTTCACAAGCGATTTGTGTGTCAGGAGGAATATTGAATGCTTTGTAAAAAGAAACGCGAGTGCTATCGGATGGGGATGAGTATTTGGGTTTCATCCCCCTGGAGAGAAATTCCATGCCAGTAGTGTATTCACGAGCTCGCTCGGGCCCGTTGATCATACTGTTATAAAATTCTCCAAAGATTGGCATGTCACCCGCAAGTGACAAACCGCACCAACCAATAGCGTTGCGTAAGTGCACCATAGTTTCAACATCTATGGAGCTCTTTAGAGACAGCGAGTCTTTGTCAAGACACACCAGAGGGTCTCGCACGAAGCGGTAATGTTCACCATCGAATACTGGTCTCGCCTGGCAGAATTCAATGTGTTCGATTACCGAACAGGTACCCTCAAGCTTCATGGTGAAACCAAACTTCAAGAAGTAATCCTTGAAGTTATCCACCACCATTGAAGCATCCCTACTCTCTACAATTAGCACACCATCATCTCCGTCATTCATATATTCAAACTTCAACAAGTTGAGATGAGCCATGAAGGAATACGTCATAGCACACATAGTTAGGCAATTACCCAAAGCGGTATCCATATCTCCAGACATACGGACACCGTTTAGTTTATATTTATAACCACCCTCATTAGTGCGTATGAAGCAAGTGTTCGTTCTCCTGTAGCTGTTAAGAAGTCTTAGTTCCTCACGACCGTACGCCAACCGCTCCTCAACACTATGCTCCCAATCTATAATATCTCGGGAGCAATGTTGATCAAAACGGCTAGCGTCCAACATGATAGCATAGGGCCTGTCGAAACGAGCCCACTTCTCTTCAAGTACAAGTCCACGCTCACTAGCGTTCAACCCCTTCATGACTGTCGTACCACCAAAAACCGCGGATATACCGCGGAAAATTGGCTTTTCCATTGGTTTTAAGTGTTTCCCTATGGCAATATTAAATCTAGCAGATCTGGGTTGGATGATCCTAGGACAAGGATCATCCTTCCTGGTGAGATTCGTTTTCTCATCCTTTATGAAAGGCATGATATAGGAATCGCGGCGTGATACCGGACGTAATTCCAAATCACTAGCCGCCCGCTGATATGCGGCCCGCTTAGCCCCAACATATGTGTCGACGAATTGCTCCGTGGATAATGTTGGGACCTTACGAGTCGCATGCAACAGACGTTTAGTAAAGCCTCGCAACTCAGATCTGACAAATCCGAATGCTGGTTGAGGAGGTAAGGTCTGATTACCCCCAATGTCAACAGTCAGCACGCGCTCTATAAGAGCACGCGTCAAATTGTCATAGGAATTATTGTGCACGCCCCAGCTCTCACTACCCCCCGCGGGGTGAAGCTTTACAAGCTTTCGAGCTCGGGCGCGTTGGTACCCAAAGCATTTGACGGCAACGACTTGATGACCCAAAGATCTAGCCATTTTAAAGATTTTAAGTTTATCATGTCTAGTCTTGGTATCATAACCGTCAATATACTCTGGGCACCATTATTTGCTGTGCGCTCCACGGTTGTAACCCCCATTCCAAATTAATTTGGCGAGAGTATCAACACGCGGATCATATACCACCCCAGATTCTATAATAGCTTCAACAGCAACCTCCATGGCGGTAGGGGTCACTATCAAAGCCATAACATTAGGGATGTCACGCTCAACATGCACAATTCGATGATTAGCATCGCGCATCAAACGTCCAGCTAACAGCCTAGCCGAACGCAATTGCGCGGTGCTCTGGGGTCGCCCCCCCATGGTAACAACAACTTCAGCCGCTATATCAAATATAAATCGCCCTCCCGGCGTGGCTGTCGTTACCGAGTACGGAACAACTTCCGTACCCTTAACGTTGATCTGGTCAACAGGAGCTGACCAGACCGAACGCTCTCTATAAAGCTTACCTATCCAAAAATAGGTGCGCAGTAGGGAGCGCTCAAAGAGCCATTTAGTTATGGCTCTCCGGACCAAACTTAGTCCTACAATTGCTGTCAGGATTGCTATACCAGCCCGCCGTGTCCCCTGTGATGGGACAATGCGAGAAAGCCACCTCCTAATGGAAGGGGC